ACAGCATTCACATTGTGATCTGACGGCTATTACCTAGCCCCGTCAATAGGCGGGGCTTTTTTAATGCAGTAGTATTTACTGAACTAGGTACTTGCATACATGGGCACTGCTCTCGACCGGCTAAAGAAGGCAGCAAACCTCAAGCCAAGCAAGCGGGATGTGACCTTGGCAAATGGAGATCTCTTCGAGTTTTATTGCACGCCGCTGACGATGGCGCAGCGCGAAAAGGCAAACAAGGACGCCAAGTCCGATGACATCAATGCCTTTGCCTTGCAGCTCTTGGTCAACAAGGCAACCGACGAAAATGGCGGTCGGCTATTTGGTCCAGGTGATCTGGCGGTACTAAAGAACGAAGTAAGGGACGAAGACCTGCAGTCATTGATGCTTGCAGTTATCCAAACTCCAGAGGAGGAAGCGGAGCTGGATCTCAAAAGCACTAGAAAGGGAGCTTGAGAAAGACGATTGGATGCTTTTGTCGTTCGGTGTAGCTAAAGAGCTTGGTTACACCGTTCAGGAACTGCACGAGCGGATCACGATGGAAGAGCTGCTTGGTTGGAGTTGCTACTTCGGGATTCTCAACCGGCGCCAAGAACAGGCGATGAAACATGCGCGGCAACGCAGATAGACTGTCGGAAGTAACCGAGTTACCGCGTGTCGAACTACAACGCTGATATTCGGATCGGCGTTGTCGGCCAGAGCAAACTCAAGACTCTTCAAACAGCACTAGATAAAGCCAACGCTTCAGTTAACAAGCTGAATAAAGCGCTGGTCTTAAAAGCCCGTACTCAAACAATCAAGCTCAATACCAAAGGAGCGGCGGCACAATTAAGACTGCTTGAAAATCAATTAAATAAATTGGGCCGTGTCATAACGGTCAAGGTCCGCACCACCGAAGAGAAAGGAAAAAGCAGTTCGGGTTCCACTGTCATTGCGGCGGGTTCCAACCAGGGAACAGGCGTTGCGCTGGCTTCGTTAAGCCGCCAGGCAACGCTACAAAAAGAGATCACTTCGGCCAGTAAAGCTGAGTCTGCAGCGGCTGAAGTAACTGAGCGCATCCGCAACCAGATCGAGCAAACAGACAGAGCCATTCTCAAGACAAGAGAAGAGCAGACCCGCTTAAACAAGACACTTCCTGAACAACGTGGGAATAGGAAGCTCTCATTCAAGGATCAGATTCAGCAACTAAGTGATGCTGGTCAGTTAACGAAAAAACTAGACGGTGATTTTGCCAAGTTAAAAACTAGACTTGCTGACGCCGGGCCTGGTGACGCAGGTAAGGAGTACAAGCGGTTCTTCGATGGCATCGCAGACGGAACCAAGCGACTGACTGCAGCACAGGGCCAGGCGGAAGAAGCAGCCCGGACCGGTATCCAGAAACAAATTGAGGAAAGGCGACGACTCGAGAAACGCAAAGATCAGCTCCTTAAGAGAGGGCAGACAGCGGAGATTGCGGGAGCCAACCGGGTAACGGAAGCGATTAAGACTGAGCTGCAGGAACGTGAATCAGCGGAGATTGCCTATGAACAAAGGCGTCAGCGTCGAATAAGCAGGATCCAGCAACGCGATGAGCTCAGAGCGAAGAAAAAGAAAGGCGAGGGATTTGCAAAGGGTGCAAGAGGTGCAGCCGGTGTCGTTGGCTCTTCTGCTTTAAGTGGAATACCTGGACTGGGAGGTGCTGCAGCGGGGGGCACCGTTGGATTCTTTACTGCAGGAGTTCCAGGTGCAATTGGTGGCGCACTAGCTGGTGCTGCTGTTGAGGGAGTTGCCGCATTAGCTGCTCTTGGAAAACAGGCCGCAGTCACCCGTGCTGAGTTTGACAAGCTTCAAATATCACTGGAGTTAGCGGCAGGCGCCGACTTTGCAAGCTCGGTAAAGGCGATTCAAAGAGTCGTTGATGATTTCAACGCACCTCTGGTAGATACAACTGAACAATTCACCAAACTGTATGCAGCATCCCAAGGTTCAGGTATAGCCTTTAATGAACTTGAAGACCTGTTTGTTGGTTTATCAGCAGCAAATAAAGCCTATGCAGGTGATGCAGAAGACCTAAACGGAATACTTAGAGCCTTCACCCAAATCATATCTAAGGGTACCGTTCAGAGTGAAGAATTGAAGGGACAAGTCGGTGAACGTCTTCCAGGAGCCTTTAAGAAAGCCGCTGATTCACTGGGATTAACGACCGCGCAGTTACAGAAAGCTCTTGAGCAAGGTGAGATTAAAAGCGCAGACTTTGTAAAGAAGTTTGGTAAATTCATGCTGCAATATAAGGAAGACGCAAAGATTATTGCCAAGTCACCTGCTGAAGCAGGAGCGCGGCTGAAGACAGCGATGGATAAATTGCTAGTGAGCTTAGGACCAGTGTTTGCTTCCATGGGTGCAGCCTTCCAAGACTTTGCAACGTTTGCTATTAACTCTCTAATACCACTGGCAAATTTTTTAAATAATATGTTTGCCAAGATTAGTGAGGCACCTATTGCAATAGCGAAAGCCCAAAGAAATGAGGCGTTACAGGAATTTAGGAGAGCAGATGCTGACGATTGGGATTTTGATTTACGGGAAGAGAATCTTGCCAGAGCAGTAGCAAACGTAAACAGTAAATTGGCTGAACGGGATGCGTTAGAGGCAGCTCTTCAACGTAGATCTAAACGTCAGACGCAGGCTGATTTACCAAATACCAATGATCCTAAACCTACGAAAGCTGGGGGAGGCAGTAAGTCCGGCCCATCTGATACCACTGCTCAGACGCGGGTAGAGATCCAAATGCAGCAAGAGCTGCTTCGTATAGAGCGTGAAAGATTTGATCTTGTCGGCAAGGAAGCTTCCCTAGAAGACTTTGACCTGCAGAGACAGCAGTTAAAAGCCGGATTAGCTGCAAATCTACAAAAGATCGATCAAGACAACATCACTGCTGCAAGCAAGATTGCAGAGAAAGAGCTTGAGCGTCTTAAGTATTCAACCGACTTACAGGCAATTAAGAATGCAGAGAAGGAGTTTACGATCGAGCAGACTAAAGCGTTTGAGGAGCAGGTCTTAGAGCTACAAAACGCCATCGCGTTAGAGAGTGCAATAACAGATGAGATGAAGCGCCAGACAGAGCTGAAGATAGCTCTTGCTGATATTGACAGATCTGGATTAAGTGATGAACGCAAGGACACTCTCAGAGCACTGACAGAATCCGTATTCCAAAAACGCACTGATAACGCCGACCCGCTTAACCAATACTTCAATCAACTCACAGAAAAAGTAAATGACACCAGAGGGCAGATAACACAACTAGCCCAGACCGTCGAATCAGAATTGGGTAGTGCCATATCAAATTCAATCACCGGCCTAATTGATGGCACGACGACCGTCGAAGAAGCCTTCTCACAAATGTTTGCCAACATCGGCAAAGCCTTTATTGACATGGCCGCGCAGATGCTGGCTCAGAAAGCAGTGTTGGCTCTACTTAGTGCTTTCGGACCAAGCCCTGCCCCCGCCGGTTTTGGTGGAGTTACAGGAGGCAGAGGTCCAGAATTCTTCGGTCCTGCCTTCGCTACAGGCGGCGTTATGGCACCTAATTCAATGGCGTTAGTTGGGGAGCATGGACCTGAGCTGGTTACAACTGGCAGCTCACCCAAGTACGTGACCAATGCCAGCCAGACCAATGCCTTGGCTAAGTACAGCCCAGGCGGTGGGGGTGGCGGCAATAGCGGACCTGTCACTGTGAATTACAACGGACCGCAACTGACGTTTGATGGAAACCAATACATCTCAAAAGATGCGTTGCCAGAAATTATCAACACGGCTGCCAAGCAAGGCGCGAAGCTAGGTGAAGCCAATACGTTTAAAGCAATGCGTAATCGTCGTTCAACTCGTCAATCCATCGGTATCTAATGGAACGCATCTGTCAGCTAGTAATTGCCAAAAGCCCAGACGGTAAGACGGATTTGCGCTACCAAAACTATGACCAAGAGCAAAGCATCAAGTACAACGGGCGCGACTACGAGTTTTTGCCTTTTTTGTATCAAGGCGCCACGCGCAACAAGGCAGGCGACAACATGGAGTCAACGCTTGTTTTTGCGGTAAATCAACTGGTCACAAGCTCACTGGCAGAGCACGTCGAAGACCGATACATCTACCGAGTGATAACAGCATCAGTAAAAGTCGATGACAAAAACATCGTTACTGTCAAAAAGAAAATTCAAGAAGACGTATGGCTTGCCACCTCGCTTGGTTACGACTCAACAGAGGTGGACTTATTGCTGAGTTCTGCCATTGATGCAGTGGGAGCCAACACCCCAAATCGATTCCTGACCAGTGATTTGGTTGGTGCGTTACCGGTCACCGGATCGATTAACACCGGCTGATGCAAGTCCTGCAATTAATCGGGATGAGCTACCGGTTAGGTGCTGATCCAGAACGTCATGGCGCAGCGGACTGTTTGAGCCTTTCAAAAGCGGTTTTGGCGTCCTACGGGATAGAGACACCACCACCCCAGCGTGATTGGTATCGCCGTTTAAAACGCGGGGATACTTCTGTTTTTTGCGAAGAGCTGTCCCGCTGGGGCGAACAAACGACTTCACCTAGAATCGGTGCAGTGGGGTTGTGTCTTTCAAATAATGACGCAAAAGGACTGGCCACATATTGGGAGAACGGATGGATAGCGTTCGCGGGATCTCGGGTGAAATGGTCCCCTACCGGGGCATTACAAATAAGCGCGATTTACTGCCCACGGAATATGCGCTGATAGACCATCTGGGTCTGACGAGGGATGAATATTTTGAGTTTTTAGAGCAGTGCCATTACGCATCAACCGAACGCAGGGAGGGGTATGAGCTAGTCCCGGACATTGTCAATGATCCGGTCACGATCCTGGTCAATCTGGCAATTGGCATCGCGTTATCGGCGGTGTCTGCATTGCTGGCGCCTAAGCCATCACAGCAGCAGCAGAAAGAACGCAAAAACCTACAGACCGCAGATCAAAACGGACGCCAACAGTTCACTCCCTACGAGTCGTTTGGGACTGTCCAGGAACTAGCCAGGCTGGGGTCGATCATTCCATTGATTTACACAAATTATGGAGTGAGAGTCAGCGGCAAAATGCTGTGGTCTCATCTTCAATCACAGGGCAGCAGTCAGCAGTTACGGGCCATTGTGCTATTTGGTAATGGCATTACAGGTGTGCCAGATTTTGATGGCATCGCTATTGGAGACCAGCTTCTGAAAAATTACGGTGAAGGCCGTATGCGGGTTTATTACTCGGAGGGATATAAAAACAGCAGCATTCAAAAGCAAGGCTATGGACGGCTGCGAAACACCGATGAATATCCAGAGACCGACGAAGGTTCATGGGCTATTAAGTTGCCGAATGATCCTTTTAAAATTGAAAACGATAATGCGAAATATAAAGACGGTACGCCTAATTGGCTGGCAGGGTTAAGCGGTACTCGCAACGTTTCAACCAACGCAGAGTTTGGGTTGTTTTATCCGTTGTCAAACGGCCACGCTTATCAGTTGCCGTATGAATTGGTGCTAGTAGTTGACGGGAGTGGAAGTGACGCAAAGCAAGACGCTAGAACGAAAAAAAGTAAGATTAAAAGGAAATACAAAATTAACGCCAGCATCGTTGCAGCAGGTAATTACAAAGCACCGAATAATGGTGACACCCGTGAAGTCAAAGTTAACAAAGGCGATATTATTACTTATCGGATTAATTCTGATACTTTCTCAGAAGATGATTATGAGCCCTGGGGTTTGACTGATGTTAATAGCAGCATTAATTCCAGAAGAATTGAATTTGACGAAAAGCTGCAAATTGGCGAAGTGTTCCAGATTGGAACCACCCGCGCTGTTGTGGTGGATCGCCCTCGTGACTTATGGCGTGAGGGCAAAAGGCATGATTACCGATTGAAATCACTTGAAAGCGGGCTTATCCATCTTGCAGACACTGACGCAGAAATTGTTCAACCAACAAGTGTTAACGCATTACTGCGCTATTTAGATGGAATTATCTCCAATAATCGTGAATGTGATTTAACAGAGATTGGCCTTAAGTCCACAGTGTGGAAACAGATCACCAGCTTTTCCAATGTCAACAGTCAGCCCAGTGATAAAAAAATCCAAAGGTATGAAGAAGATGGAGATCAAATCCAGCTTGGCTCAATGTCTAAGTACATTGAAAGATACTCATTTTTTAGAGTAAAAGCACGAAAAGCCGGAAGTGACAACTGGAATACAATCACCGGCTCAAGCCTTTTGTGCGTTAAAGGAAATACGCCACAAGCAAAATATAACGCTCTAAGAATTACACATCCATACGCACAGCATGAATTTGAATTTGTCCCGGTAGCAGGGTCTGCCGTCATGAAAAACTTGGGAAAAATAGCGTATGTTTTACAACATGATGCAGAGCTATTCAGATTTTCTGCTGGTGCGTATAACTTATATTTTAATGCTACAACAATAGACTTAAATATTGAGACGTTAAGTAACCCTGAATGGATCATCGGCGGTGCTCCTTCTAGCAAAGGAGAGATTGTAGAAATATCTGAGACAAAGATTGGGTACATTCCAAAAGATATTGACGAAGGCAGCAAAGAATGTGCGTACACCAGTATTTTTGACACAAATGAAGATAGATATTACTGGCGGCAATTGAGAAAGAACAATAAAAAGCACGTCGAAGTTTATTGGGACGACAAAAAAATTAAGCGCAAAACGTATAGAGACCGCACACCTAACAGCTACAATAAAAACGGCTACACATATACTAAAGGGAAAGAACAAGTTGCTCCAGGAGGCTCTGACTATACCTATTGGGAAATCTGCAGAGTAAAAGCACAAGCCAAACCCAAAGTCAGGATAGCCAGTGTTAAACGTGAAAAACTAATAGGACAAAGTTCTGCAGCTAAAACGGCGTCAGTCAAAGTTACTACATACGAAGAATACGGGAAAACAGTTGGTTACTCTCTTGTGTTAGATGACTCAGGCAGCGGTTATTTAAACAACGAAATTGCAACCGTTGACGGTATTAAATTTCAAGGCAAAAGTGTCACGTTTAAAATCCAAACCAGCGCCAGAGCCTACACCAACCTTGATAAATCGCTTAACCCGTTTGATGCTGTAAGCGATTACTACAAATACGATGAAGAACGATCCAGCCATCAGGATGGTCCTGAGCATTCAATTGCTTATGTCAATGAAATCATACTTGCAGATGATGCAGGGGCTCAATATACCGAGCTGTCCATTGCTGGTCTTGTTTTAAATAGCGGTTACGAGTTTCAATCGTTTAGCCAGATTTCAGCGTATTTTAAAGATGGAATACAGGCAGAGCTCCTTAGAAAAGGGCAAGTCGGAAACATTGGATCAGTTAATACTTTGCCAGAAATAGCTTATGACTTGCTTACAAATACTGAGTATGGGATGGGCAAATCAGTTGGCGAAGATTTTATTAATCGCAATGAGATGAAGGCAGCCACTGACTTTTGTATTGCCAACGGTTTCTACTGGGATGGGGTGCTGATAGAGCAGGTTGCGATCCGTGATTTTTTATATCAGAACGCAGCGTTTTGTATGCTTCAGTTCTGCTGCTTCAGTGGTGAATTTTTCTTTAGACCTGGCATTCCTATTCATAGTGACAACAAAATTTTTAGCGGTAAATCTTCTTCGCGTGACTACGACGAAACAAAAACTAAGTCAATAGACATTGCAGGGCTATTTACCGATGGGAACATGAAAGGTCTTGAGGTGACATTCTTGCCTCCTGAACAGCGACAGACGTTTAAGGCTGAGGTGTCCTACAGAGAAGAAGACATCAATGGGTTCCCAACAACCAAGGTTGTATCTGTTCGCCTAAAAAGCCGCAATGATCAAGGCGGGGACAAGCCTGGTGGCAGTTCAACAGACCCCTCAGAGTCATTTGACATGACGGCGTTTTGCCGTGATGAAACCCACGCCATACGGTTTGCCAAGTACGCCCTGCGGGTCAGGTCATTGGTGACCCATACAGTCAGTTTTGAAACGACACCAGAGATGGCGCAAGGCGTTATGCCTGGTGATTTCATTCGGGTTTGCACTGAATACAGTCACTTCTCACGTTTTCAAACTGGCAGCATTAGCGCCACTGGCGATGTTCAATCAGCCGGAAGCCTGCCAAAGAACGAACAAATAGAGGTTTATCAATGGAAGGTAGGAACAACGGGGATAATGGCTGGAAAGATCACCGTCAACGACGACAACAAAGCGACCCACGCCAAAGACTGGGGATCGGTTTTTGTCCGTCGAAACACCAGCACCCAGGATCGGACCTATCAAGTCGAAGCGATTGAGTACGGAGAAGGGGGGTATATCAAGAT